TCACAGATAGAAAGTGCTCTTATGTCCTTTCAGTATCGATACGAAACGAAGAACGAACCAAGGAAGGCTTCGGACACTTCGAAGGAACCTGCCACCAGACCGTTTTAATAACACTTGCGGAAGCCTTGGAACGCATGGCGGTACCGTGCGAGATCTGCGTACACACAAGAGATGCATATGTCTGCAGCAGAATCCCGAAACTGGAAGAACTGGCTGGAATTGGTTGGAAAGACAGTAAAGGCGAAGAGATAAAGAATGCAGAAGAATGGCAGCGTGTGTATTCTGCTATCCATGCCCTTCCAAGTACACACAAATTAACTGGAAAAACTGAGAAACACAGTTATTCCGGGTGGCTGCAGGAGGAGATGGAAAAGAGAAAAGATGAATGCAGAAGAACTATGGGGCAAAGGCTGGAGCCTGAGACCGGAACAGGATCAAAGAACAATGGAATGTCTGGGTACCATTATTAGATCAGGTACCCGATTTACATACTATAAAGACGAACAGGGAGGGATATGGTTTGAAGATGAACCAGTCAAAGGAAAACCGGAATGGATGCAAAGAGCAGACAGAGAAAGAAAAAAACGTCATGGAATCTATCATGAATGAATTTTCAGAGTATATCTGCGACCACCTCTGTAAATATCCGGAACAGATCAAGGACCAGGAAGAACTGGAAGAACACTGTGCAGAGCATTGCGAACACGGGAGATTTCACTGTGCAGTACTGAATGAGTACAACGAAATTAATAATTTTGGCCATAGCCAGGCAGCGAAACTTATAAACAAATATAAAAACATCGTGTTCTGCGAAGAATGCGAGGACAGATGGTACTCACAGTCGGATGAGGCAAGCTATTGTTGCAGCAGCAGGATATGCAGAGCCTTGAAACCCGGAGACGACTGTAGCTGTGGAATAAGAAAAGAATAGAGAAAAAGGGGAACGATTATGAGAACAATTGCAATCATCAATTTAAAAGGCGGGGTGGCAAAGACCACCTCAAGTATCAACATTGCTTACATCCTTTCTACAAAGGGCAAGAGAGTCCTTCTTGTAGATAACGACAAACAGGGAGACTGCTCGAGGGGGATGAACCGACGTACTCAGGAAGGAGCAGGAATAGACAAGATAATGGTTGACAAGAAACCGGATATGGCAAGCCTGATCCAGAAAACAGATTACGAGAATTTAGATGTGATTACTGCGAACCTAAACCTTCTGACAGCAAACATGGAGGTGACAATGGACCGCGTAAGACCTCAGCAGACTAGATTGAAGAACGCCCTGCAGCAGGTGAAAGACAACTATGATTTCTGCGTGATCGATAATGCTCCGGATATCAATGTATCTGTCATAAATGCACTGACGGCAGCAGATGACGTTTTGATTCCGGTGGAAGTTGATGATAACACGACGGAAGGCATGGATGAACTTTTAGATCAGATTGATGAGATTAAATGCGAATTGAACCCAGATCTGGAAAATGTAAAGTGCTTTATCAGCAAGTACAACAAATACAACGAAGCACACAGCCAGGGAGCGGAGATTATAAGGGAATGGTATCCAACGATGAAAACAGTGATCAGAAATTCTCTGGCAGTTGCAAAGAGTACATATGCCAGAACACCGGTTGTGTTATATAGCAAGCGATCGGCGGCAGCAGAAGACTATCAGACACTTGTAGAGGAATATCTGCAGATGATAGGGAGGTAGCACAATGGGAAGAGAGAAATTTAGTGCGCTGGACATGCTGTCAAAGCGGTCCTTGCCGGAAAGAAAAGAGAAGCAGGCAATCATATACAAGGATCCTAGAGAACTGGTGCCGACTCAGGAGAATTTCTACACGACAAAAAATATCAGCAAACTCAAGGCGTCGATAAAGATAACAGGGTACCTGATGCAGCCAATTCTGATAGAGAATGTAGATGGAGAAGATAAAATACTTGCCGGCCATCGCAGAAGACTATGTTGCATAGAACTGATCGAAGAGGGAGACACCAGATTCGAGAAGGTCCCATGCGTATATGCTGCAGAAATCAATGTTTCAGAGGACAAAGAACTGACACCAGGGCAGAGAGAAGCAATCACGCCATTCTTGAGACAATTTAAGGTGATTCAGGCAAACAATTACAGAGATAAAAACGACTGGGAAAGAATGCAGGAAGCTCTGGAGATGGAGAAGATTGTTAAGGGTCTGAAAGAGAAGGTTGGAATCACTGGAACAGTCAGAGAGAATTTAAAAGAACTCCTTGGAGTGTCAAATGCTCAGTTCGGTCGTTACAAGAACATTAGCAATCATCTGTCAGAGGAACTGATGGAAGAGTTTCAGGATGGAGAGATTAACATTTCTGTGGCAGATGCTGCAGCATCTCTGGAACCGGAACTACAGAAGCTGGCATACGAGATGTACATGAAGAACAAAATCCTGACCCTTC